TGGCGTGAAGCTTGCCTTTTAGCCCCTCGAGCGCATTGGCAAACTTGCTGGTATGGCCGGTTGTTTCTTGCTCTTCTTTTCCTAACTTTTCGGTTTCTGTGGCTGCCTCTACAGTTGTGGTACTCATTCCGGCAAGGGCGTCATCCGTCTGGTAGAGCTCGAACTGCATCTTGCCTAGCGCCTCATTCTCTTTATTGAGCTTTATATGCATATCTTCAGCCGCTCTCGAATTGACGCCTTTCTCGGCAGCCAGGCGCTCGTATTCGGCGCGCGTCGCCTCCACTTTTCCTTTCTGAACCTCGATTTCTGAGGTCAATGCTTTGATGCGTAGTTCTAATCCGGAGGCTGATTTACTCCAATCCCCAAGGCCGGCCGCCGAGGCGCGGAAGCCACTTTCTATATCACGGAGATGGCGCGCCATCTCCGTGGCTCCGGTTTTGAAGTCACCGGTATCAAGGCCCACTTTTCCGCTAAGCGCGTTATCAGACATGATCAGATCTCATCCATCATAACCAACTTACCTGGTCCGCATACACCCGCGGCGTTGCCGCTCGCCCACCTGTCAGGTGGTTGATAAACTCCATCAAGTGCGAGGCGTCGGTTTCGTCGATATCATACAGACTCCAATTGAACGCCTTCGCCAACTGGATCTCGATTTCGATCATCCAATCGACGCCCGTCAAATCATCAACGGGAACCCCAGAAGCAGGATTTATCCCTGCTTCTGGGGTAGAGGGTTTGGGCCGGTACCCTGCGCAATCGACATGATCCCGGTCAATACCGACATCATTTCGTTTACGTCCGCGCCATCGTTCAGCTGGCCGACCGTGAACTTGTCTCCGAACACTTCTACCACCAAGGCCGACAGCTCATCGATGTCTGCCTCATTCATATTCTCGGTGCTCAGACCCTTTGCTAACTTGATCGCTCGCTTCAGCAGCTTCCACGGCACGAACGTCCGGGTATAGATGGCGACGACCTCGTTATCATTGTCGTACAGCGTGATCGATAGATTAGCCATCGTATCCTATACCGTCGTGAAGTTCACCGCGCCGGACAGGTGCTGGCCGTAAATGTCGGTCACGTTGTAAGTGATGACATAGACGGTCGATCCGGTCAGGCTGGCAGTCGGGTCGATGGTGATGATCTTCTTCGTGGCGTCGATGGTGATCGTTCCGGCTACAACTGTATACGAGGTGCTCAGTAGCAAAGCTACGTTGTAAACCGCATCAGGATTCAATGCGTTGTTGAAGGTCAGCGACTGGTTAGCCGTGATCGAGATGCCCGTGGTGTTATCGGTCGGAACGCTGGAGCTCAGCGCCAGGGCGGAAGGGGCCACTACAACCGGCGTCTGGACCTGGGTAAACCAGCCAGTCGCGCTGAAGTTGGTCGTGTCCGTATCGCCGAAGACTCTTTTTACGGGAACGGTGATGGAACCGAGATTGAAAGGGTGGACGGTCGGGATGGCCGTAAAGGTCAGCTCCGTGGTCTTTGGATCGGGCGAATCCGCTTTGGTGGCGGTCTCCTCTTTCGGCGCCGAAAATCGGCCTTTGAGATACTGAAAGTATCTATAAGAGCCGTTGCTCTTCAGCGAGCGAAAGGAAAGGGCGAAGTAGGGCTGGGTGGCGCTGGGATTGTCCCACACCCGGCCGGAGACTGCGTCGAAGTTTCGACCCAGCAGCTTGGCTTGCATTGCTGCCGGGATCCCGGTCACCGTCAGGCTGATCACCGTCTCGCCTTCGATCACCATACTGTCGTAGGGCTGATCGTCGGCATATTGCGTCTGGCTGTTGGAGGCCGGTTCCTGCGAAGCCTCCGCTGCCGGCGCCAGGTATTCGGGGGTGTCCGCCGTGTAAGTGGCTGCCGAATCGACAGTCACTTCGGCAATATACAGGCTGTCCAGGCCGATTCTGGATTTATACTCTCCGCTATTAACGCTTAGTGGCATGTCTTAAACCTCCTCAAGATAGTTGTAATCCAATGCGCAGCCAAAGTGCCTGGTCTGCGAATTGTAGGGTAACTCCCGGCCCTCGAGCCGGGTAAAACCGGCGGCGAGCATGGCAGTTTCCACCTGCGCTGGTATGACTGCCAACCCTGTCCGGCTGTACACACTCACCTGCACCCGGTAGCTGCGCAGAGTTTCAAGATTATCTGCGCGCATTTCCGGGGGATTGCTGATCATTTGATAAACCAAATACTCGTCCGGGAGATCAGCCCCCGTAGCCAAGATCATTGCACTAGCCGCCAGGGGAAACCCCAGGCCGGTAAGCGCAGTCTTTGTCGTCGACCAAATACTCATATCAGCCCCAACGCCTCGAAGACCGCCCGCATCGCTTTGCGCGCCTTGCCCATGTCGCTGTCCAGCGTCGGACGGATGTAAGGTTGGGCCGGCATGCTGGACGTGCCGTATTCCTGAGCATTTCCGTAGCGGGCGGTTTCGGCGTCTGCATGCTTGGCCAGCCCAACCTCGACGTAATGGAAATTGCCGTCTCGGTGAGGTCCATCGACCACCAGATGTTGCTCGAGGTTATGAGTATCCTTGGGCACCCGGCGCTGCATCCCGCCGAGCAGGATATCCCCGCCGGCTGCCAGCGCCTGGTCTGCCGCAATGTCCACGTTCTGTCCGGCCTTGACGATTTTTTCAAGGTATTCGCTGAAACCTTTCGTCTCTAATTTAACTCTGGTTGTCAAATTAGCCTCCTCATAATTCACCCAAAATATAGCCCCAGCATTCGACTTTATTTCCGGCGCTGGTAAATTTCACTTCCAGTCTGTATACATGCTTGGCTGTGACTGCCTTCATCACCGGGAGGTTGATCACATTCCCGACCACGCTGGCAGAGCCGGATGGCATGATGGTAGTGGTTACATCCGTGTAAGCCCCACCCGTTACATCGTAGACTTTGACGGTCACGCTGGTTGGTGTTCCGCCCCAGGGTAGGGTATCGATCCAATAAGCGACCTCTTCATCCACGCCGAGGGGCTTGGGCGTATTGGTAAACACGCGAGTGCTGCTCATTTAATTCTGATCCTCCACGAGCTCGTAATCCCTGTCCATTAGATCCAGATCATAATTCCGGCCTTGCAGGTCTAATTCAAAGCCACGGCCTTTGAGTGTAAATTCAAATGCGCGTTCCGCCAGGATCAATTCGATCGGTGGAAGCAGCATCCAATATTTCGTAATAACATTTTCAATCGCCTGCGCCTGCGCCAGGTTGTCCACCACCAGCACATTGTGCTGCGTCAGTGACACTGCCCCCACCGCCTGCGCCTGCACCATCCCGTCCACCGCCAGTGCGTTGTGTTGCGTGAGCGCCACATTCCCCACCGCCTGCGCCTGCGCCATATTATCCACCACCAGCGCCACGCTCGGAGCGTGATACGTCAGCGTCGGGCTATCCACCGCCTGCGCCTGCGCCAGGTTGTCCACCGCCAAAATGTTGTGTTGCGTGAGCGCCACATTGCCCACCGCCTGCGCCTGCGCCAGGTTGTCCACCGCCAAAATGTTGTGTTGCGTGAGCGCCACATTGCCCACCGACTGCGCCTGCGCCAGGTTATCCACGGCCAGCAGGTTGTGCTGCGTCAACGCCGCATTCCCCACCGCCTGCGCCTGCGCCATATTATCCACCACCAGCGCCACGCTCGGAGCGTGATACGTCAGCGTCGGGCTATCCACCGCCTGCGCCTGCGCCAGGTTGTCCACCGCCAAAATGTTGTGTTGCGTGAGCGCCACATTGCCCACCGCCTGCGCCTGCGCCAGGTTGTCCACCGCCAGCGAGTACGTGAGCTGTGTCTCTTTGAAAGACAGGATCGAACTCGCCCCCGCCGTGCCTGCGCTTTCATTCTGGCTCACATTCCCGGTCACTCCACTTCCAATGAAGTAGGCAAACGAGGATGTTTGGTCGCTTCCCGATGTATTGCGGTATTGTGCGGTTAATCCGGTTTTGCTCCACCCCGCCCCGGCCAACGTCCCCCAGGTGTTGGCCGCAATGCAAGCCCAGGCCGCAATACAGACCGAGTTAGACGCGATGGTCTGGCCCGTGATCGTAACCGTGAACGGGCTGCCCGGCGCGGAGACCACCGCATCGGTTAATGCCTGGTCTGCCGAGAATGCGTAGCCCTGGGTAGGTCTAAACACCAGCATAACGACCGTGTTGCAGGTAGTGCCGATTGTCACGCTCGGATTAGCGCTCCATGTGTTGTTGAAGATGCACCAGAAGATGCGGCGTCGGCAGGTGGTAGTGTTGTGCTGGGTAAGGCTGGTCCACGATTGCCCACCCGCCTGTGACATAGACAGCGTACCAGACGTGGCGCGGGAATGTGCGAACAGTAATACCAAATCGCCCGACGCCATCGAGCCGGGAGGCGTTACGACGGTTGGGTTGGTTACATTGGCCCCATTATCCGCCGGTGTTGAAGCCTGGCCGAATAGTGTAATCGTCATAGATTACGTCGGCGCACCTGCGTTGAATACCCAGGCTGGCACGTCCACCGTGCCGCCCGCTGTCAGTGCCTGGCTGGTGCACGTCGTCACCAGCAACAGGGTCGTATCCGCCACCCTCACCAGCGCCACGTGTAAGGCAGTACCGCCAATATCAATTGGCACTGCCGATTTCGCCGCCACCGTCACCTTGCGCCCGTCCGGCGTCCCTGCGGCTTTGGTGAAGTCTCCGCCCGCCATAGTCACGTCGGCTAATTCATAGGTGGTGATCGCTTCCGTGTAAGTCGTTGGCTGTGTTGAGCATACACACATCCTGGTTGCGGTTGCGATCTCATCCAGTTCCTTGTCATTGACTGCCGTCGGCAAAAGTTTAGCCATGTATCACCTCGCTTGTTTGATTTTGCGACATATCGTCCACCTTAAGGACGTAATGCGGGATATCCCCCAAACGTCGGTTGATCGCCCCCCGCAATTGGCGCAGAGTTTCCTCAATTGTTGCCTCATCTCCGCAACTGACGAGTATTTCTACACATAAGGCTTTAATTTCTTCCATATTTCCTCATTTCTCGATTGCCTTCTTCAACATTTCGCCAGCTCTCGCCACCGCCGCATCTTTTCGGCTGTCGAACGCCGGTCTGGAGGTTGTGCACCCCCTCGGCGATGTCTTCCACGAAACTGTTAAATTTATTGTAAGCTGCCATTGAATATCTCCTTAATCTAATCTCTGCTTCCTGTTTACTTGACTTGCTTTAACCGCTCCTCATCCGACGCACTTTCAGCTCGAGGTATTCGTGCCGCTCTCGGATGTCGTCGATCGAGGTGATCTCGAATCGATCATAACCTTTCAGCACCGAGCAGGTCGTGTCTACTCCATATCTGTATCGGATGGTGACCGTCGCCGGCTGCTCAGCCTGCACCGACTGCGCTGCCCAGGCCTCCGAGCCATGCACGTTGATCCATCTGCTCCATACCTCGGCGATTGTGGCCCACGTCGGCGTCTCGAAGCCGCCTGCATTGGAACTCACCGTGCGTGTTTGCAGAGTGATCTTCACGCTCATCTCGCCTGGCTGAATAAGGACCTTGTTATTTGTGATCATGTTTGCGCGCAAACGTGCTACTGCCCATCAGGCAGTGGTGAATGCGATCTCCTTGTAAAGTGTCTGGCCGAAAACATCTGGAGCATAATCGATAACTATGGTATAGCTCGAGGCAGCAACCAGGTTATTCGTCGGATTAATGGTCATAATCTTGGCAGTAACACCCAATGTATTGGTCGAGGCAACTATATTCAGGTTGGCATCCTCCAGAGTTACCAGCGATGTGGCGCCGGCAGCCATTACGTGATTGAAAACAATCACGAAGTTGGCGGACACCGCCATGTAACCATCGATGTTAGTGGATATGATAGCCAACGGCTCATCGGGCGTGCCAGTTGTTTCGAGTGTCAATGCCAGGGCCTCGAGCTGCGTCATGGCCGCAGATAGGCCATAACCCAATGCGCCACCGGCAGCCATCCCGCCGGGATCCTCGTGCCAGCGCACCAACAGCATGCGCGCCGCCGCCTTAGCCTCCGGGCGGATCGGGCTATCCGCTGTCCAATTCCGCCCGGTGGCGAATTGGATATAGCCATCCACCAACGGTAACAAATCCAGCATGTTCGGATCATCATCGTCACAGCGTAGGACCACTGATGCCTCGAGCTCGGTCAGGATATTAGCCATAATTGCTACTCATCTTATCCCTTTCTTTCAAACATACTCCAGTGCGCATACCAACCGCTGCCGATCCCGCTCTGCCTGGCGCAATCCCAATTCATCTTACCCTGCCAGAAAGACACATCACAACCCAGCGATTTATTGTTCATCTTCTACTTTTTCCTCCACAACCAAAGACCTCACGTGCACAAACACCACCACCAGGTAAACCATCACAATCGGCAGACACAACAGCGCCAGGAAGTCAAGAGCGTTCACAACGTTATGCCCCACTTTGCAGCCAGGTAACTCTTTACAGTTGCAATCTCAGCCGTGGTTAACACTCTATTCCATGCAATCAGCTCATGGATATATCCCTTCATCCAGCGTGACAGACCATCCATGTTCGCACCCACTACACCATTGCCCGCATAGGGAGTAGTAAAAGCCGCACCCATCGCAGTCGGCACTCCAGACGTATTGTCGAAATACACTGTTATAAAATCCGACTCTTTTTCGGTCGAGCCAAATATATGCGATCCAATCGCAACCACATTCAATGCTGATTCTTTGCCAGCGCCATCATAACCAACCGTAGTAGCAACATCCCGGTCAGCTCCATTCGTGGCGCTGGTTGGACCATAGAAACCCTGGTTCACATACGGCGCCGCCCCAGGGTCATTGAAACCCCACAACAACGGCCGCGCGGTAGCCGCATGATCTTCCACCGTGAACACCCCAAACACCGAACACTCACTGGCAGCCGGCACCACCTTATCTAAGTAAAAATAGTCATCGGCGTTGTCCATCAAGACCCCAGGCAAACCGTTTAGGATGGCTGTCTTAAACAACCCCTCTTTGGCCAGCGTCGCCTGGACACCATGCGATCCATTACCAGATAAATCAGGAAGAACGTGAACAGGCGCATTGTTCAAGGCATTCATCTGGCTGACATCAATCCACAAAGTGCAATCGGGAAGCGCACAAGGACTGCCCTTAGCAGGCACCACCGTCGATATCTTCCACTTAGTCCCCAAGTATCCCCACAAGATCTTAAGTTCAGCAGCAGTCAGAACACGATTGTACACAAGCAATTCATGGAAGTAGCCAGAATATGGAGAAGTAACCCCGTCGCCCCAAATTCCCAACCACCATACCCCACCAGAAAAACCCGCATAAGCACCCGTATTAGCAACCCCAGCCGTCTTAATTCCATTACGATATACATTGATAACTGATCCACTTACATTATCAAAACCGAATATGTTTGCCCCGGTAGGGTCGCCGGCTATCTGTACATTTATGTCCCCACCAGCCCACACATGTCCAGTAAAAGTATTGCCAAGCGTATCAGTCTGAGCATACAAAAAATATTCGTTGGCCGTACCTGAACCATCGAAGAACGCCCAACAACTGACTGCACCTATGTCAACTGTCTTCATGACCGCAATCACAGTTACGGCGTTATTCAATAAAGGGGTTGTAGCCCACTGCACATAATCATTTAAGCCATCAAACAAAACCCCCGCTTTCCCGTTCTGTATAGCAGTTTTATACAGCGGCCTTTTGGCTGCTGTCGCCTGCACCGCCTTATTAGCCACCGTTGCCTTGTCTCGCCATCCACCCACCACGTCCCCATCCGCAGCAACCGGCGTAGTCAGAGCATCATCCTGGTACAACGTACTCTTATCATCCGCATCCAACCAGACCTTGAGCCCCGATATGCTCTTAGGGAGATATTGGATCTTAGCGCCGCTGGTCATTACAAAAAACCTGGATTGGCGTGGTGACATCTTTATTGGTCCACGAATAAACGAAGCGGGCTGATTCTCAACCAGTCGATCTTGTCGCCGCTGGTCGCCACGTCAAAATAGACCGTGTTCAAATTTTTGACCGACAGGATGCATTGGTCGCCAGAGTTCAATTTGAACCCGGTCGTGCTGCTCACCGCACCATTCCCGTCATTGCCCACGTAAACTGTCGCCCCAGTATTTCCAGAGTCGAACTTGATCAGGAAGTCTCCTGGTCCGGTGTCAGGTCCAAGCACCTCTGTCCCGGCTGTGCTAACTGTAATTTGTCCGCTCAAAAGTGGCATTGTAAACTCCTTTACTCCTCGATCGTTTCCCTCGACACTCCGATTAGCTCACCCTCGGAAGCTCATAAATATTGTATTGGGTCGTTCGCCACCGCCAGTCATCCGGCCAGCCAGGCAAAGGCCAAAACTTATCCACCAACCACTCGAGATCATGCACACGCTCAGGCCAACGGTTGTGCCACCAGAAGTCGAAACTATAGTAGAAGCCTGCTTCGCGCTCTTCGTCTGTCACTCGCCCGGCAGCTTCGGGGTCCGCTTTCCAGTGGCTGCTGGGCTTGGCCCAGTGCGCATACCAGGTCTTCTTGTTGCGTATGATCTTGCCTTCCCAGGGTCCGAGCAGGGTTTTTAGCCCGAACTCTTCTTGTTCGTCAGCGAATGTTCCGTACCCGTGTTCGCTGAACCCGCCTAACCGCTTGAAATGTTTGGCGGTTGTAAACCAGCAGCTGCCCTGGTACCCCATATCCTCATCGATCAGGATCGCTTCCCGGTCGTTTTCATACCACGGTCTGCTGGTCAGTCGCGGCTTATACGGTCGGATGAATGGATATATATACCGCATTGCATCCACGTGTCTCGATTGATCTATCTTCCAATTTGGGGCATCCAGGTAATAACGCCGCGGAATAACGATCCAATTATCATCGCAGTCCGCCTGTAAAATCTCGTCCCACCCTTCCCCGATCGTGCAGTGGGCGTCGATCTTCATGATGTACTTGCTCCGTACAATATCAACCGCCGCATTGACCGAAGAGCGCAGCCCTCTTACGACAGGATTGTGGACCAGCTTCAACCCGCGATAATCCGGGAACTCGTAGGCAGGGTGATCTCCATCCAAAACGACAATGACCTCGATGCTGCCAGCTGCCCTGGCGTACAAATCAGCCAGAGTTTGGAGCAGGTATGGCTCTTTTCGCGACGGGATGATAACGCTGACCTTACTCATTATTTCACCACGTCTTCCAACGATAGGACAGATCCCATCACGATCTCTTTTGAGTCCACAGATTCCGGCCTGCTGACCTGATACAATGCGCGATTACCGCCAAAGGCAGTGACCACTTCGTCGTATTTATGCATGTAAAGGATATTTTCCCGGTATATCCCCAGCATGGCGCCCGTGTCATAGGCGAGTTTTGTCCTATCCCGGAGGAAAGCGCGCAGCTGGTTGAGCGCATCGAGTTTCCCGGTCAGCCTCCATGCATTCCAGACGTACTCGCATTTTCCACCGGCGTGCCACATATTTTCACGTACCTTCTCTCCATCCTTCAGGGCGCGGGCGCTGACCCTCTCGAACTCCTGGCGGCTGATTTCGCCAACATATGTGCTATAACGACCTGCTTCAGCCATCGCGCCGGACGACTCGCCAGCCGCCAGCGCCGCGTCTTGCAACTCGAGACTCAACCGGCCGACCTTATCGAATTCTGCTTTCAACATGGCCTGGTCGAGCTGCTCTTTCATCGTCCTAAGAGTCTTCTCGCTGGTGTTCCACGCCCTTTCCTGCTCAGCAAAGCGTTCTTCAAAGTAGCCTCGGTCGATCTGCGCCTCACCTTCGTAACCGTACAATGGCTGGTCGAACTCGGATTGCCAGCAGCGCAGCTTCAGGTCAATCCCGTGGCCATGGGCGAACCCGATCCAGAACGCATAGTTGATCGCCTGGTAGGCGTATTCGGTGTTCGAGCTCAGCTCGCTCCCGTACAAGCTGATGTCCGTATAACCCAGATAGATCGCCAGCGCCAGCGCCATAGCTGGACTGGAGCGCAAGTAATGATACGGCGTCAGTGACAGCACCCCCTCGAGCGGATACTTGACCGAGTTCGGGACCCGCGGGTCAACATCGATCATGTAGATTCTCTTATCCCCGTGATCCTGCTGGAGCCATTCCCAATGATCCTTGTTGACCCAGTTATCGAGGCTGGTGTAGACCTCCGGCCTGTGAATCTGGAGGAGAGCATCCCAACGCGGATACTTCTCCACCTTTTGGGCCGCCTCGTTGAACAGCCAGATTTCCAGCCCATCATCGTCCCACGGTGTCAATTCCAATCCCTTGGGATGCATGCCCACGATAGCCAGGGGACGGCGGGAGGCGCGGGGCCTCCCGCCGTTATTGGTCACGATGCTTGTGTCCGGAACAGACTCACCGGCATAGTTCATGTTACGCCGACGCCGAAGCTGTTGCGGTCCCGAATGTGGTCTGCTTGTAGGATGCGTCGAGGATCCCCATTACACCCACCAGGCAGTTAGCCATGTCTGGCGTGTCAGTGAGCAATACCCGCGCATAGCGGTATTTGCTGACTGCCAGGGCATCCGGGTTGATCTCGATCCACAGCAGCTTATCGTCATCGGAGACGGTGAGCGCCACGCCAGCGACGGCCGCAGCCGTGATTGCGCCCCACGTGTTCGCCCCAACCGCGCCAGACAACCGGTAGTTGAAGACGATCGCCGCCTCGGTTCCTCCCTCAGCGCTGGCCGCTTCCACGGTGACCACCATAGTATCGGTGGTTGTCCCGGTTATCGCTCCGAAACTGAGCAAAAACGCCGCTCTATTGGCGCCTTTCAGGTCCATGTAAAGGCTACGCGTGGCGGTGCCCGCCAGGTCGACCGGCGCCAGCAGCGGGATGATATTGTCATACCCAACAAAAGTGTTCATTTATGTTTCTCCTAAGTCTCTGATTTCTCTCCTCCCCTCTCCCAAAGGAGAGGGGATAGAAGTGAAGTTGACAAGTTACGAGCTGGCCGCTGCCAGGCTCACAAATGGGCTCTGCGTGTTGGACCCGTGGAACGGGGTCAAGGCTGAGGACCACAAAGGCTTGCCGTCGATCCGCATGGTGAAGCGATAGGCCTGCTCGTCGGTCGTGAAAGCCACGTGGATCGAGTTGACCTCGTTGACATCACCCTTCCTAATGGTCTGGTACTGAGAGAGCGACGCCAGCACGATATCGCCAGCCGAGAACGCGGTTGCGGCATACTCAACCTCGAGCACCGGCCTGCCCTTCATGCGCAACACTCCGTCTGGGCCGTAGTCGATAAAGCGGGTCGGCATCTCGGTGGAGCTGGCCAGCACCAGGCTGTCCAGGCTGGGTGTCGTGTCCGTGTTGACCAGCCAGACGTAGTCCTGGAAACCAGGCCAGCGCCGCGCCCACATAGCCACGATGTCGGCGAATGCGATTGCACTGGCCGTCGCACGCAGAACCGAGATCAGGCAGGGGCTGTTCATAATCCCCAAAGGCTTCCCGACCCCGTCGCCTTCGAAGATAGCATCTTCGGCGAAGAAGCGCAGCGCGTTGGGTACCTGCCGTCCCAGCCACGCAGCCAGGTTGACGGTATCCTCGAGCTGCTCGTCGGTGGCGTAGCACAGAGCCGCGACTTTCTTTAGCTTCAGATCGACCTCGCGGAACTTGGGCCTCGAACCGGTGATCGCCGCGGCTTCCGCGATCCAGTACGCGATGACGCCGCCGAAAAGTGAGGAAGCGCGGGTGGTCTCGTCGATGCCGTTGTACACCGCGCTGTTGGAGTTTGGCCCGACCGGATCGACAGCAACACGGGATAGGATCTGCCCGGTGTTGTAGATCCTTTCGATCATCGGATTAGCAATACTGGGCTGAAGCAGGTACCCACCGTCAGCGGGCACGCCCTCGGAGAGTCCGGTGGCGGCGTCCAACACCTTACGCGATCGCAGGCGCGGATCTTCGCGGGATGGGTGCTGGGCAGCGTTTTTTACCGCCTTGAAAAATTCACTCGGGCTGGCAAAATCTCGATCGGCTTCGTCCAGGGTGACCTGGAGACCGCCGTTAGGGACAAACCGCTGCCCGGGGTCTGCTCCACCGTCGTTGGCGTTCAACATGGACAGGTACAGGTTGTGCGCGGCAAGCGCTTTGCCCTTCGCCTCGTCCAGCTGTGGTCGCAGCTCGAGCGCCTTGTCGTTCTCGCCAGCGTCGAAATGCGTATCGATTTGCGCGGCGATCTCACTGACCCGCGCCTCTGCCAGGTTGGCAGCATCAAAATACTTCTTCAGATTCATCTCATTCCTCCTACTAAATATAGAGTTTGACTTCGGCGCGGAAACGCTCCATCGCCGCATTGATAACCGGCTCTGCTTGCTGGGGCGCAGGCGCCAACAGGGATGCCGGGACGTTCACATAGTTTCGCAACGCGTTTACGATGGCTGCGTTGCTCATGATATTGCCTGGGATTGCGCTCTTCTTCTCGCTGATAATCTCGTCGATAAAGCCAGCCGTCTTCGCCTCGCTCGCCGAAAACCAGGTCTCATCTGTCATCAGCTTCGAGAGCTTGTCCCGGTTCATTCCGGTGCGGCTTTCGTAAGCATCCAGGATGCCGCTTTTGATAGACTTCAGCGTGTCCAGCATCGATTTCAACAGCTCGATATTCCCCCGAACCAGGGCAATCGGGTCGTGGATCATCCAGTAAGCCGTGTCCTGCATACGCAGCAGGTTTCCGGCAGTGGCAACGATGGTAGCAGCCGAAGCCGCCAGGCCATCCACGCGCACAGTCACGTGACCTGGGTATTCCATCAGTATAGATCGGATCACGCTGGCTGCGAACACATCCCCGCCGCCCGAGTTCATACGGATCGTCACCGGTCCACCCTTACCGACCGCCTCCAGGTCATCCTTGAACATCCTCGGTGTGATGTCATCCTCGAACCACGAATACTCCGAGATGTAGCCGTAGAACTCGATCTCCGGCTCGGCGTTCACTTCGTTGCGGATGGTCCAGAATGCCTCGTGCGGCTTGTGCGGACCTTCAAATATTCGGAATGGTTCATTCATGGTTTTCTACCTTTCTTGGCTCTGTTCTGCCGCGTTTTTCTTTCTGCTTTTGGCGGCTGCTCCACCTTGCAGCGATCGCAAATGATAACCATATCTCCCTGCGGTCCGGAGGCTTTCTGTATGACCAGCCAGCCCTGTTCCATGACATTTTCCGGCATTTCCCGTCCGCATTTGAGACAATTAAACGACCTGGTCATTATTACCTCCCATAATTAACCCGCCATCATCGGCAACTTTCGCCATGTTGCTGGGTATATAATGCGCATTTCCGCCCGGATAAGAGGACATATCTTCGATTTGTAGCGCCTGGTTGGGCGTCAACTGGCCGCTGAATATGCGCTTTTCCAGCGTTTCGGTTCTGGTCTTGGCATCTGTGCGCAGTAATGCGTCCCGGTTGAAGCGGAAATAGGTATAGTTCTGCTCATCCTCGGTCAGCCATTTGATTGCCGCCGCCTGTTCCCATTGGACCAGGTAAGGATCGAGCGTGGTGTTCAGATAATCCAGGTTCTGCTGCTCGTTGGATTGGTAACTCTGCTTGCCCTGGTTCAATTTGTAGAGCGGCACGCCGAAGAAATTGGCAATCTCGGTATCGTTTTCCTGGATCGATTCCAGGAACTGCGCATCCACCGGCTTGAGCGTGATCGCCTCGAACTTGGTCACCCGGGGATCGAAGATGGCGATGCCCGATTCTTTTAGCGCCTCTTCGTAGGTCTGCCGCACCTTCTTGCGCGCTTCTTTATCCAGCTCACCGGCCATCCAGACGATAGCGCTCGGGTTCAGTCCTTTCCCGGCGATCTTGTTTTGCGTGGCATAGTTGGCCAACTGCCTGCTCATTGTGTCTCTGGCGTATGCAATAACTGATTTGCCCGTAACTCCGTCAGTGGAGTTGATCAGCAGCGACAGCACTTCCACGTCCGGGTACTGCTTTGGCGCTTGCCCGGGCATACGCACCTCATACCACAACTGTCCGCCGGCATCAAAATAGGGGGTGGTAACGTTGGTCGGCAAGATAAAAAACTCTCTTCGCCGTCCGCCGGCGCGGGGCGGCTGCCAGATGTAGGCCGCTCCGTAGGTCAACAGCCACATGATAGCCAGCTTCTTGAACACCAGCGGCGTCATCCAGCGGTTCGGAGAGATTTCGAGCATCCACGATATGTTCTCCAGCCGGTTAGATGGTCGTACCCGGTCAATCTGCCCAGGCGTCCGGCTCACAAACATTTGTAATGGCAGCTTTGCCACGTCGTCCGACAGTACGTTGATGCACCGGTATGCCGTAGCAATGTTGCGGCTGCTCTCCGGTGACAGATAGGCTGTTTCCACGTCTGCGCCAGCGATGAAGTCGGCCACGGGCATATTGGTCGCAATCGTTTGATTACGGAAACGCTCTATCATGCGTATGAAAGGATTAGACATAATTTACATGCCCCATTCTTCGCCTAATATATCGGCTGAGAGATTCCTGATCCCCGAATGGCGTACTGCCCGATCCAGCGCCATGACGCCTGCAACTATTCCATCAATCTTTTCCCGGCTCTTCTGTTTGTTCGGCTTAAGATTTCCGGCAGGATCGGTACTAACAACTACATTATCCGCCATCCAGCGTAGCACTGGATGACCACCATGTCTCAATTTACGGTCAAGAACCAACCTCAATAAATCCTTGGTGGGTGGACTCATGCTTTTGAAGCCCTGTCCGAACCCCACCATTGTTAGCCCTGCGCCTTCCAGCTGTTGGCTTACCTGGAACGCGCCCCACTGGTCGAAGGCAATCTCTTGGATGTTGTATTTCTCGCTCAACGCTTCGATATCCCGAACGATAAAACCATAATCGATCACATTGCCATCCGTGGCCGTGATTAACCCATCCCGGACCCAGGCATCATAAGGTACTCGGTCCTTACGTGCCCGCTCAATCATATTCTCGCGCGGGATCCAGAAGAACGGTAGCCACGCATGCTGCTCCTCCTCGCCCGGTTCGGATGGAAAATCCAGCAAAAGGCTGGCAATATCTGAGCTGCTTGCTAAGTCAAGCCCTCCGTAACACGGAGCTCCTTCCAGCAGCTTCGCATTCACCGGCGTGCCACAGGCATCCCAGGCTGTCAGGTCCAGCCAGCGTGTCTCCTGCTGTGTCCATTGGTCCAAATGCAGCCTCCGGAAGGTGTTCTGGTAGGCCGGGGATTGCTTCGCCTTGTTGGCCTCGTTGCGCAAATAGTCCAACTTAACGGTCACGCCCAGGGATGGATTGGCTTTGCGCCAGTTCGCCTCGTCCGTCCAATCGTCCTGATCGTCCGCAGCGGCAATATATCCAAAAAAGGATGGGTCATCGACAACTCCCTCCAGAACCCTGCGCGCATATTCGTGCTGCTCGTAGCAAATGCTCTCCCGGTCATAGCCTGCCGTGGTGATCGCCACCACCAGTGGCTGCCGGCGCGCGCCGGTCGAAGTGGTCAGCACATCCCACAATTCCCGGTCCGGCTGTGCGTGCAGCTCGTCGAAGATCACCCCATGCGCGTTGAGCCCATGCTTGGTGTAAGCGTCCGCGCTCAGCACCTTATAGCTGCTGCGCGATGAGAGTATTACAATCGACCGCTTGAAGACCTGGCTGCGCTTGGCCAGTTCCGGCGATCCCTCGACCATAGATTTCGCTTCGTCGAACACGATCCCAGCCTGGTCACGGTCCGCAGCTGCGCTATAGACCTCCGCGCCTGGCTCGCCATCCGCAAACAATAAGAACAGTGCTATCCCGGCTGCCAGCGTTGATTTCCCGTTCTTGCGCGGCACCTCGATATATGCGGTCCGGAACTTGCGCGTCCCGTCTGCGCGCTTCCACCCGAACAGCGGCTTGATCACGTCCTCGCGCTGCCACTCCATTAATTCAAAGGATTGTCCAGCCCATTCACCTTTTGAATGGTGAAGTAGTTTCTCGAAAAATGCGACAGCCACTCTTGCAGCATCCTTATCGAAATAATACTCGTCGGTCATGATGCAACCAATTCCGGCGTCTTGCCGGTCATCTGCG